ATTCCGCGCCAGTGTCACGGCTGATGCTGATAAGGGAACCGTTGGTGCAGTGAAAGCTGGCAGTATCTCCAAGAAGTGGGACGTGTGGGTTGACCCCTACTTCCCGCGTAACGTGATTCTTGTTGGCCGTAAGGGTGGTAGCTTCCTCGAAAGTGGCTACGTATACGCTCCTTATGTCCCGCTGCAGGTCACCCCCACTATCTTTGGTACGGAAGACTTCGTGCCACGTAAGGGCGTCATGACGCGCTATGCGAAGAAGATGGTCCGACCCGATATGTACGGTCTTGTTGTTGTCCAGCATCTGCTAGGCTAATAAGATAACATATTGTTAAAATGGAAGCCCCGTCTCGGTTTTTTAATTGAGGCGGGGTTTTCTTATTGAAGCCAACTAATTACTTTGGACATAGGAGGATCCATGAATGGCAGTACCAACTTTAACACCTGCGAGTACAATAAGCGCAATCGTTTTACCAGTTACTGGTACGCTAACTACTGCTCAAACACTCACTTCCTATCCGTTTGGCATATACGTTAATTCTGAAACAGATTTATATGATCCGAATTTTGTATCTGGAGCCTTAGACCAAGTAGCTTACACCTTTAAGAAGCTCGGCGGAGATATATTAGATATTGAATTAGTTGAAGAAAATGTATATGCAGCATACGAAGAATCAGTATTAGAATATTCTTATATCGTTAATCTCTACCAAGGCAAAAGTATGCTTACTGATGTACTTGGCGCCTCCACCGGCACGTTTGATCACGACGGCCATTTGACTGGCTCCGGCGGGGGTGATGCTCTTTCTTCAAGTCTGGGTGGCACGCATGTGGCTCTTAAATTTCCTAGATTTGATTTTGCTTATTCTAGAAGAATTGCAGATAGAGTTTCTGAAGAAGTAGGTATCGGAGGCCTTAAAAATGAATATTCAGCATCTGTTGTAACTCAAGACAAAAAACAGATTTATGATCTTCAAGATGTAGTTGCTGCCGAGGCAGCCAATGCTAGTTCTCCATTTTATAACAAAGTTGGTAACAACAGAGTAATAATTAAACAGGTTTATTATAAGACGCCACATGCAATGTGGAGATTCTATGGTTATTATGGTGGTATGAATTCGGTTGGCAATTTATCAACTTATGGTATGTTTGCGGATGACTCTACTTTTGAAGTTATTCCTCCGTGGCAAAATAAGTTGCAAGCCATGGCCTATGAAGATTCAATCTACACAAGAAATTCACATTATTCTTTTGAGCTTAAAAACAATGAATTAAGATTGCACCCTCAACCAACTCAAAGCACCCCAGGCCGGATCTGGTTTAAATTTACAATTCAAGAAGATGTATGGACAGAGGAATCTAATAAAAAAGTTGGCGTCGACGGTGTTAATAATTTAAATACTATACCATTTGGCAACCTTCCTTATCAAAATATTAATTCTATAGGCAAACAGTGGATCAGAAGGTTTGCACTGGCTCTTACAAAAGAAATGCTTGGTCACGTGAGAGGTAAATTTTCTACCATTCCAATTCCAGGCGAATCTGTGACTCTTAATGCGTCTGATTTGTTATCACAAGCAAAAGAAGAACAAGAGAAGCTGCGCGAAGAATTGAAGAAGATATTGGACGAACTAACATACGACAAGCTAGCCGAGACCGAGGCTAAATTTATTACCAACTCTAACGAAGCATTGAAAAATGTACCAGCTGGTATATTCATGCTGTAAAGGAGTGTAGAATATGGCAGATAAAGAAAATAAGTGGTCTCAGCCTTCAAGCCCTCCTCCTCCTTTATTTATAGGCAAAAAAGAAAGGGATTTGGTCAAACAGGTTAATGACGAATTAATTGAAAGAGTTATTGGTCAGCAGATAGTTTATTATCCGATAGATATTGAACATACAGATTTTCATCCACTTTATGGTGAGGCGATTGAAAAGACATTTTTGCCACCCGTAAGAGTATATGCTCTAATTGAATGGGAAGGCATAAAAACTTTTACAGATAAATACGGCGTCGATAAAGAAGTTGGCTTAACGGCTCATTTCCACAAAAGAAGACTGACAGAAGACCAAGATCTGTTCGTCCGCGAGGGCGACTTTATCGCTTACGGCAATTTATATTATCAAATCGTTTCATTACATGAACCAAAACAACTATTTGGTCAGATAGACCATCGGTTCGAAATAACTGCTAAGTGTATTAAGTCTAGAGAGGGCTTGTTCGATGGCGCGTAAGAAAGATTATTCGTTTACAGGAGTCGATGATACTTCTGTTTTGCATGAAGAAGCTTATTTGTCTTCTGGTTTAGAAAATATCGATACAGCCCTTCATGAGTATATAAAAAATAAAAATATTTTCACAACAACAAATAAGGGTTGGAAACAAGTGCCTATAATTTGGGTTTCAGCAGAGCGAGCATATCAGATAAAACACAATAAAGCCTTGAGAAACAAAGAGGGTGTCTTCACGCTGCCTGTAATTACTATCGAGCGAACCTCTGTTGTTAAAGACTTACAGAGAAGAGGAGCAGTTTATGGCGATGCTTTTGTAAATGATGGCGGGGGATCAATTACTATTGCCAGAAGAATAAATCAAAATAAGACACAAAAATTTGCAAATGCCAATTCTTATCGGCTTAACAAACAAGAAACTTTTCCAACAATTGCTTCTGGTAAAAAAAATAGTAAAATTGTTTATCAGACGGCTACTATTCCCCTGCCAGTATATGTTGATGTGACATATTCTATTACTTTAAGAGCTGAATACCAACAACAAATTAATCAGATGGTAGAGCCGTTTGTGACTATTGGAAGAAACGTTAACTATTTTGTTATGCGACACAATAATCATACATATGAAGGCTTTGTACAACAGGATTTTTCTGCAGAAAACAATGTTTCTAATTTGCAGGAAGAAGAGCGTAAATACGAAACAAAAGTTGATATAAAAGTATTGGGATATTTAATAGGAGATGGAAAGAACCAAGAAACACCTAAAGTTGTTTGGAAGGAGAACATTGTTGATGTAAAGATCGGCCGCGAGCACGTTGTTTTTGATGACGAACAAGAATGGGATCTTAATATTGAAGTGGACAATGAATACCGAGATTAAAACAAAACTATATGGAGTTTCGAAGCGATACCAACTATTTATTAGAGAATACAATACGTACTATACTTTGAGGAGGTTATAAGTATGGCTTCGAACACACCAGGACATAAGAAATTTAATTTTGTTTCACCAGGGATTTTCCTGAATGAAATTGATAAATCACATATTGCTAAGCCAGCCCTTGGCATCGGCCCTATGGTCATCGGCCGAGCTAGACGAGGCCCGGGCAATCGCCCTGTCCGTGTAAGCTCGTATGCTGAATTCGTTCAGATTTTTGGGAATCCGCATCCAGGTATCGCACAAGGTGACATCTGGCGCGACCCCGACGGACCTCCTGGTCCAACTTATGCTGCATATGCCGCTCAAGCTTGGCTAGCAAATAACACTCCTCTTACGTTTATGCGACTAGTTGGCACAGAACACTCTAACAAGACCACCCGCGCTGCTGGAGGCGACGGCCAAGCCGGTTGGACTACTTGGAGAAGTACCAAACAAACTGTGACTTCTGTTGGACCCACCGCCGCCAACGCCGGCGGCGCTTATGGCTTATGGTTGATTAATTCTAGTTCAAATGACTCGCCGATAGACATGGGAGACAAGGACACCACTCCTCAAACTGGTACCTTGGCAGCAGTTTGGTACATCGCTGATGGTTCAATAAGACTATCGGGCACATTACGTGTTAACGGTACCGACGCAACCTCGACCCTGACAGCCTCTGCAGCAGCGTTAATAAAATCTTCTGGAGAAAATGCCAAGTTTATTGCGGAAATTATGAATGCCGATGGCACCGCGATCGCCGAGAAGGTTACATTTGATTTTGCAGAAGGATCTTCAAAGCATATTCGCAAAGCATTTAACACAAACCCAACATTAATTAATGCCGATATCAATACCAATACTAAGAATTACTGGCTTGGCGAAACGTTTGAAAAAGATGTCAAAGATAAGATTTTAGCCGGCAACTCTGGCGCCGGCGAAGTATATGGAATGATTTTGGGTCTTGAGTCTTCTGACGGGAACACAGAATGGTCTAATCACCTCAGCACGGCCATCCCCGCGAAGACGCCATGGATTTTTGCACAACACTTAGGCGACCCGGCTAATTTTAAGCCGTCGTTGTGTCAACAGTTGTTCCGCTTTGTAACTCACCAGGCCGGCCAGTGGGATATGCATAGTCTTAAAGTCGCTGTAGAAGATATCAAGCC